AAAGTTTTTTTCTTTTTCTTTTTTATCATGATCTAGCTACCTTTTTTGCTCGTGCAGATAAGTCTTTGAAATGCACTACAGGTTTCGATGTCTTAGTGTGAGTCTTTCCTGTGTGTATTTTCCCATTAGGCATCTTGTGTACTGCACCTTTGAATTCTTTGCCTGTTTTAAAATAATGTTTGGTTTTAGCACCCACAACATTTACCCTTTTTCTTTTTGCCTTTTTTCTTCATTGGTTTGCCATATGCCATTATAATAACCTCAATATGTCGTTAAATTTATCACTCATCAAAACGAATACAACAATAGCACCATAAGCTATGTGTCTAAACTTTGATAAATCTGATTCTATTTTAGAAACCTTTTCATTGACTGATCTTACTTCTAACATCATATCATCTATGTCTTTTGCCATGTGCGACAAATGATTTGTTTTAATTACCTTTACTTCTTGTTTAAGTAATTCTATTTCTGTTTTGATATCCTTATCGTTCATGCTAGTGGCAACCTCTTACCTTTTGGGTACATATTCAATGCTATTGCCACAGCTTGTTTTTGTGGTTTACCTTCCTTTCTAAGTACCTTAATCTTCTTTGATATTAATTTTTTACGACTTTTACCTTTGTAATTAGGTTTAGTCTTTGGAAAAGGCATTAGCTTGGTCCAATACCTATCGGTCTATTTTGCACAGCTTCGAGGGCTAATTCTTGTTCGTTGAGTTCAAGCTGAGACTTTTTAATCTGTAAGTCTTGTTGTTTCAGAGCAAGGTCGATTGCAGCTTCTTCTTGTTTTAATTTAAGTTCTTGAGCTTTTAACTGTGTATCAATCTCTAGTTCTTGTGCTTGTAATTGTAATTTTTGTAATTCAACTTGTGCTTTTTGCGCAGCAACCTTCTCATCTAATGATGGCTCTGGTGGTTGTTGTGGTGGCATCATCTCAGGATTCGATATAAACGAATCTGTATTTTTATATCCTGATTGTGCAATAAATTCACTAATAGCATTGTATAGATTCTTAGGTGTAACCAATGTACCCATACCACCATTTTGTACGATGGTTTGCAATATAGTCATAATACCTGACATAGTTTGCATTTTAGATTGTTGTGATCCACTACCCACTCCAACATTGACTGTGCAGTTGAGCTTTTCTTTCCATCTTGATACATCAATCGGTACAAACTTACCATTAAGATAGAAGATTTTTTTTCTATCTTCGTATCTTTGCACTAATGCATAGATGTTTCTAAATAAATCTTTGACTCCAGTTTCTGCAAATATCCTTGCAATCAACTCTACTCGTTGCATAGCTGACTCTGTAGCTGCTGAAATCGCACCTGATGTTACATGAGATGTTAAAACATCAGGATTGAGACCTTGTGTCATTTTTGAAACACCACTTCTTTCTTCTCTTATCCCATCTAAATACTGAACCATCTGGAACGCATAAGGTTGTATTTGAGGTGTTGGTAGTGCTGTAACAGCACCTGGTGCTCTCATTCTGACAATACCACCTGGTCTCGAAGTTAATAAATCATCTAATTCTACTTGTCCTGCAAGGACTGCATATCGTGCATTGTTAGTTAAATACATATTGTCTAACAGATTACGCATAATTGTAGACTTGATAAGCTGTATGTCTTTGACAGTATCAGCAATACTCATGCCATAAAACTTGTGAGGTATCGGTAATGGACAGATAGCTGAGAAAGGAATCATGTCGATTTCTTCATTGTCTAAGATATAGTTACCACCTTTGGTAATCTTTCTTAGTTCTGCTATACCATCGTTATCGAAGTCGATACGCATATAACACTCATCAATCCATACCTTTTTGTTTGGTCCAGACCCCTCTGAAGGTGGTACAGAGTCATCATCATAGCTAAATCTAGCTAGTCTTTCCTCATTCAACTCTGCTTCTGACTGGTCATAACTTGGTATATCATTGACAATCTTCGGATCATATCCTTCTGCAATCAAATCGCTTACAGATTTTTTGACTCTATGACATACGAAGTCTGCATCTTCTAGTGATGGTGCTCTGCGTGAAACTAAAAATTCTTCTGGTGGAACTGCCATAACTCTGACTTGTCCATATCCCTTATAACATTTGGCTTTAACATCGTGTTCTACAACTTTTGGACTGACTAATGTTCCAAAATCATCAGTAACTGCTTTTTGTACGACTGTTTCTGTGTGTTCTATAACCTCAAAGTTATCGTTAGCAAGTATAGATTGATATTCAATCTCTGTAAGATTTGTGTAGGTTTCTGTAAATACTTCTTCTTTTTCTTCCCAAAAATGCTTAATAACACCTGTTTTGCTTATAAGTGCATCTTTAAAGGCATCATAGAGGACCTTAAACCCATTATTTTGGCGATTAAATACATAGTTGCAGTAGTCGGTAGCTTGTTGTGCCATTTCAACGTCTTCTGGACCTTGTGGCTCAAATTCTGCTGTGTTGTTATGTGTGGTAAAAATACGCATCAAAGATGGCATAATATACTCAACAGTATCTCTTACATCGGTTGTAACAATCTCTGATCTACCATCAATCTCGTTGCCGAACTTCTCACCAAGATAATATTTCATGGATTCTTCTCTTTGATTCGAGAGTTCTGTGTTTGCGTAACCAGTTGCTCCTTGTATCTCAGAGTTTAGTTGCGAGACTAATTCATCTTCAGTCATTTTTCTTGGTTTTTTTGCCATTCTTTGCCTTTAGTGTTTGTAATTCTTTTTCTGCTTTTTCGAGTCTTTCTTCTAGTTCTTGAAGTTTAAGTGCCATTTGGGCAGGTGATGCTATTAAGTTAGCCATTATTTGTTTCTTACTCTTTTTATATCGTAACCTGCTTCTTCTAAAGTTCTTCTTACTTTACCTTTTCTTATATTTTTAGTTCCATATTGGTCTGTTTTAAGGTCGCTTCGAAAATCTTCGTTTTTATTTTTAAATCTTTCTATAGTTTGATTTCTTTTCATCTCATTATATTCTTGTATTTTTTTTATTTTTACTTCAGGTTTTAGTCTACTCCACTCCCTGTCAGTTATTTTAAAATGTTCTTTTACATTTTTTGCCATGATATCTCCTAAACTATCGCTACATCTGGTCCTAGTCTGCCTTTGCTATTCCACTTAGATGTCTCTGTTGTGCTGTGTCTTAGACTCATAACTGCATATCGTGTAGCAGACATGATGTCATCTTTAATTTTAACGATTTTGCCATCTTTACGATGATATAACCTGTATTCCTCAAACCAGTCATAACAAGTGTTAAATACCTTAAATCTGCCCTGTTCCATACGAGACAGCATATCCATGATCCCTGCTTCTACTGAGTTACCCCCTTTCTTCTCACCTAATGCAGGTGGATTCTCGAAGTGAAATGGCAACATATTGACATGAGCTGCTCTGTATTGCTCTGCCAATGTAATCCCTGAGCCCTTATCGTGTTGGTATCCATCATGAGGGAAAGCTATCGGTATGTAGTGACTGCCTTCTCTGTCGTTTATGTGTCCTGCATGATAATCAGGTGTTTGTTTTGACATTTTGTAGGTATCGTAGATATACACGATATCCTCATCTCTATCCCATGCCACCCATACTACTGCTGTAGGGTGGT